TTGCAGAAAAAGTAATTGAAAAGATTGAGGTGAGCAAAAAAACTTACAAGGTTTTTGATTCAATTAAAAATAAAGATAGCTGCGTTGAGTTTGAAACTTATGAGGATGCTTACAAACTTTATGAGCAAAAAAGAAATGAGATTTTAACGAGTTCTGCAAAAGATAAAAACAAATATCTGCAAATTTTCATGCAAATGAATAATGAACTTTTAAAGAATAATGAAAAATGAAATTTTATATTTTAATTTGTTATTCTGGCAATCATAAATATTTTGAAATATTTACTTCTAAAACAACTGCAAATAAAAGACAACAATATCTAAAAAAAAATATTAATTTATTTGGTACATATCATAAAAAATATTGTGATGAATTAATAATTAATACATCTGGTGACTTTGAATCTAAAGGAACAAAATACCAAGACTTTTACGAGTTTGAAATTAGAGAATTTAATTCAAAAAATAAAGATGAAATAATATCTGTTATAGATAATTTAAGTGTTTCTTGGGATCACTTCCTTGAAGATTCAAGTTAGTCCTAATAACTCCAGATAGTAGGGCGAGGTCTTGTGGGTGAACTTTCAATGGTGTCTAGGTGTAAGAATCTTGCACCACCTTTTTGATTGACACCTAAACCAGTAAACCCTACGTCAAATGCCAAAGACAAAAGTTTATATGCCTCCGCTCGTTCTATTAAAATATCTGCTGCTTTTCCACTAACGTGTGACCCAGATGTAGGGTCTTTTTTCATGGCCTCAACAGGGTGTGTTGAATCTCTGTACCCAGAACTAACTGTCATGGGTTTGCCATAAATCTGACGTAGCATATTTAACTTTTCAATAAAGTGGGCATCCATATTTTCTGTGCCAGTATGACTGCACATAAATTCAGTTGCTTTAAAGTATTTAGAATTTTCCCAATCCACACTCATAGCTTTGGTTCTTTCTTTTCCATAATTTCTTGTAACTCTTTACTTTTTTCTTTTGAACCAGTTGAACTTCCAAAATAATAATTGATGCAACTCATCAATGCTCCTGAGAGCAACCCTAAGATATATAAACTTATCTCGTAATTCTTACCAGATTCTATATCCATAAACAAGATTGCTGACATCATGCCAAATGTTAGAAATACAATTAGTATGGCTAGGCACGGTACGATGATTTTATTTACCATTGGGGCGAATTGAGAATTGGCGATTTCCATTTCTCGCTCACGGGCACTTGCAGTATTTGCATGATCAGCGGAAAGTCTTGCTAATTCCCCTGATTGCTCCATTTGTTTTAATTCTTTTAGAGCCTTTTGTTTTGCCTGGGGGTCTGGAATTAATTTATCAATTAACTTTTCACCGACAGGCAGTAAACTTCCAATTAAATTTAACATTAAAATCTCCTATCCTTTATACTCTACAATCACATAATAAGCTGTATAAACAATTGCAATTGCCAAAGCAATTAATGAGGCTATTAGAGTTCCATTAATCACATCATTAATTAACTTTTGTTTTTTTGCTCTAGCCTCTTGTCTTTCTCTAATTTTCTTACTACGCAGTTCACGTCTTAACTTTAGAAATTCTTTATACGCATCCATTGTAGTGCCACGACCATCATTACAAATGTCAGAGAATCTTCTTAAACCTCCATACAAAAATTCGTGCTTAAGTTGTTTCTCCCAATCAGCTGTCTTTAACCGAATTGTCATTGCATCTAAAACTTGAGCAGTTTCAGAGTGACCATTTTTAACAGTAAATTTTTTCTCTTTGTTTTTATCTTCCTGTAATTTTTCGTGCAGAGTATCAACTGAATCTGCCCAGGTCATTACGGATTGCATAGTTTGCGTTATATCTTTTCCCAACGCAATTGCAGATTTAATTGCATTAAAAGAAGTTGTAGCAGTTGCAATTAATGCTGTTACTGATACTGGGTCTAACATTTTTTTCTCAACAAATTAAGAAATGCTTTTGTTATTTTGTTAGATTGTTTTAAATTCATTTTGTAACAAGGCTCAACAACATTATAAAGATTGCCCCAAATGAACAAATCAAGATGGTTTCTAGCCTCTTTATTCTAGAAATTATAGATAAATATCTTTCTTCGCAAATCGCCTCGTGAATCGAAACTCTAGTGTCTAAATTTTTTTCGGTATTCATTTTTTATTTAAAAGAGCAGAATTGAGTCATTGAAAATCTACCCAAGCATTGTCCTCGTTTGCTTTCTGGCATTAGTACAGTTTCAACTTTATGGTGTAAAAAAGATGGAAAAATTATCATAGTATTGTTTTCTGGTTTATTAATTAATTTATTTTCAATATTAAACTCGCCACCTTTAAAATTTTTAGATTCTTTAAAAAAGATATAATTAGCAGTAAAGACTGCTATATCTTTATGAAAATCATATAAATTATTATTTTCGTAATAATTTAAAAAAGTAGTATCAGAAGTACAAGACTCTAAATAATTAAATAAAGGATTTAATTTTATTAATTTTTTTGTAACTTCTTTTATAAAAAGTTTCCTATTAATGTTAAAAACTGGACAGTACTTTCTTCCTTCTGCTGTGTACAAACTATCTAAATTAATTGCATAATTTTTTTTTAATTGAATAGTGCCTTCCTCTTTTGTTGCACCAAATGTTTTTTTTGGATTTGTGTGCCACTCATATGGATTTAAATCAAAAATAAAATTTGTTAATTGGTTATATTCATTGTTGTCAAAATAATTGTTTATAATAATTACAGGTTGATCATCAACAGTTTTAAGACTAATTTCCATAGTTTGTAACTTCTACCCAAGAAGTTGTATCCTCATTCCAATTATAATTTTTACCATCAGTTGGATATGAAACAGGTGCTTTCCATGTACAAGTAGTTTCATCTAAAACCCAACTTGTAAATGGTTTTGGAGAAATAAAAGCATCTTTGCTAGAGTCGTAAGTAAATCCCTTTCCTGCATAATTTTTACGAAAAGGTGTACCACCTAATCTATGAGCATTTGCATGAGTGTTATAGCTTGTTCTTTTACAATCATGAGCATTAAAATAATCTCGATACCACTCTTCCCAAGATGATTTACCATCTCTTTCATAGTCAGTATTATTTTCGTCTTTGCCTGTTGTTACATGAATAACAACATTATCAGAATCTAAAATTGCATAATGTGCCAATTTTTTTTCTCCTTAAAATTCTATATCGCCACTACCAGCAGTAAACGTATAAACTTTATAACCTGTTCGTAGAGTAGTGTCTGCTGATTTGCCTGGTGTTAAACCTGCACCTATTGATTGAATATTTCTAAACTTTTTTAAGTAAGCAATACCTATTAAGCCAGACCCTCCTGCTCCACTTTTATTTATTAATGTAGGGCTTGCTCGAACACCATCACTAAAACACGCAGCTGAAGCTCCACCTCCACCACCTCCTTTATTATCTGTTCCTGCCGTAGGATCGTCTGTTGTTCCCTGTTGGTGGGTGCCTGAAGAATTGGTAGTTATATTACCTAAACCAGTAGCACCTCGACCACCGCCATGAGTACCTAAACCACCTGCTGATCCTACTTGTGGACTTCCTCCAGTCGCATCAGTAGCCCCTCCACCGCCACCTCCAATTTCTAAACTTTGACCAGTTATTGATTCTGTTTTTCCTGTCCCACCTGCACCTCCTTTTTTATTAGTACCATTATTTATAGCAGGGCCACCATTTGCACCTGCACCACCACCGCCTCCACAAGTAGTATGCTGAGAAGTACCATCAAGTCCATCACCGCCATTAAATCCTTCAGGTATTCCATTTAAACTTCCACCTGCATTACCAGAAGCACCATTATTAATACCACCTGCGTTTACGTTACTATCAGCCATTCCACCACCACCACAACCGCCAGTTCGAGCAACAGTAGAAACAGGTTGATTTGTACCTGTGCCTCCAGAACAACCACCACCTCCACCGCCAGTTGCTACAATATGAACACCTGATGAAGTGAAAAAAGAGTTAGTACCATCATTACCTACTTGGGAATTTTCTGCCAGTGGACCACCACCACCAACACTAATAGAATAAGTTGTGTCAGCCGTTAATGTTAATGTTGATGCCGCAGTAAACATTCTTAATCCACCTGCACCTCCGCCTCCTCCGTGGGTTCCACCACCACCAGATGCTCCTCCTGCCAAAACAAATAATTCAATTTCAGTAGGGGCACCTCCCTCTCCTGCTGAAAAGTTAGATAATAAAACTTGATGTATTCCTGTCATTTTTTACTCCACGTTTCCTGTTATAAAACAACCATTGGCACTTGCAAATAAAACTGTTGCAACTCCATTAAAACCTAGAGAAATCACAGCAGTTGCTGATGTTCCTCCTGCAACAAAGGCAGTAGCCGCCGCAGAAATAGTTGTTGTTGATGCCGCTGTTTTTCCGCCATATGGAGTGTTAACTAATGTAAAGACATCTCCTGTTGAAAACACTCCTGATGGAATCGTTAAGTTTTGGACTGAAGCCGCAGTTCCTGTCATTAAAATAAAATTACCTACGTCTAGTGCTGATGCTGTTGCCGCATCTGTAACACCTGCACCAAAAGTTCGTGAAGTTGGTACAGTTCGTAAATCTCCATCGACATCATTTACTGTATTAGCAGTTAAACTTGCGGAAACTGTTACTGAATCTGCAAAAGATTTGTTTGTAAGTTCGGCTGTTCCTGCCAATGAAACATCTCCAGTATCACCCTTTGATGCAAACGTTTGAAATGCAGAAGCATTAGCAATGCCTCGATTTACATTATTATTAAAAGTGGAAATTAATGTGTTGCCAGCACCATCAGAAACTAAATCTCCAAAACTATATGTAGTTGCCGAAGTGTACACACCAGCTGTACTCAACACACCTAAATTGACTGTTGAATCTTCAAAGGTTGAAGTGATTCCAACTAACCCAGTAGCAGTAGATGAACAAATTATTGCATCCTGGCTATTTAGATTGATTGGTTTTTGAAAAGTAAAAGTTGAGTTAGCTGAAACTGGTGCAACTAAAAAAGTTGTTTCAGCAGACTTGCTTGAGTCTTTAAATTTAAACTCAACATTAATGTTATTGGAAGTTGTGTTACCAATTTGTAAACCATGTACAGCACCCTCCAACGTTGCTGGCATAGTCACCAAAGTAGTATTGGCTGAAATGCTTGTTGAATTACCTTTGAGTGCCATTTGTTATTTCTCCTATGAAAACACTAGACTCATGGCAACTGCTCTGCCTTTAGGCTCATAGCTGTTGTCTAGCTTTGCGGTTAGTTGTGCGGTTGATAAAACGACATGGCCTGTTTCCCCATCAACACTTAAAACTCCAGTTGATGAAATTTCAAATGCTGCTTGACTCCAGGCTGAAGAATCAAACACATATAATTTATCTGCTGATGAATTCCAGTACAACGCCCCTTCAATTGCTGACCCTGGTGCGGTATTTAAAGCACCTAGGTAAGTCTGACCAAAAACTATTGTTGCAGATACGTTGGTTGCAACTGTGTTTACTGAATCAATTGCAGATGCAACTGTTGCAACATTAGATACTGCACCAGCAGAACCCAAATTATTAATATTATTTATATTCGTACTGACAGCAGAAATTGCACCAATGTTTATAGAGTTGCTGCTTATTGCACTTACATTATCAGCAGCAGTTGTAACATTTGCTCTTATATTAAACACCCCAGTAATCTCAGCAGATTGAGATGCAACCTGAGTGATCTCTGCTGACTGAGATAATACTTGTGCAATATTTGCAGACATACCAACAGCATTTGTCATTAATGCCGAATAACTGGATGCTGAAACAGCAGTTATTTCTGCCGATAAACTTGCAACCTGAGTAATGTTTGCAGATTGGGATGCAACCCCTGTAAGCGTTGCAGTACCATAACTTGCAACAGTCGCAATGTCAGCTGTTCCAATGCCAGCAAAAGTGGATAGGGCAGTTGATAAACTAGCAGCCGTACTTATTTCAGCAGTTGAATCCAAAACATTATCTATATCTGTTTTCATCGTGCTTACAACAGATACTTCATTTGCTATCGCACCTACTGCCGATAAGTTTGCTATTGCCTGGGCAGATCCTAAATTAGTTAGTTGTGCAGTAAAGGCAACTAAAGTTGTAAGCTCTGAACTTAAACCACCCAAAGCCGAAATCTCTGCTGTCAAATCTTGTATGCCAGAAATATCAACAGCAGCTGCACCACCTATAGCCTCACCAGCAGAACCAAATGCCAAGTACTTATTTGCACGATCCGATACTCTAGGCAAGGTCATATCCAACCCAGCTGGATCAGTCTGTGGAGCAATTAAAGTTCTTTGCAATCCTTCAGCATTTTGCTGGGCAAAAATTGTTAGAGAATCTAATTCATCATTTAAAGTTTTTGCGTTGAAATCTCCACCAGTTGTAAAATCTGTTGTTCTTTGGATCGCACGATTACCTATTACAGCTATCTGAGAAACACCAACAGGTGTCGCACTTAAATTAACTTGCCCTGTGCCAGTTGCAGAGTTTAAAGTAACTGTATAGTTGGTTGATAATTCCAGCTGAGTGTCATCAGAAAAAACAGAGATATCTGTTTCTGACAAAACCTCAAATGTAAAAGCAAAAGTAGTGGCAGAGGATGCTGCGAAAACTTGCCTTCTTGTTACATTGCTAATTGGAATATTACTCATATCTAACTTTCAAATGTGTTATATGTTAATTGTACATTGTCATTTGCCATCATAAAACATCCCTTTATCAATAAGGTTTAATTTATGTTCTTTGATTTCTTCAACTAAATTATTAGCGTTATTGCGTATAAACAATCCTCTAGCTTTTTCCATTAACTCACTATGATATTTTTTTGTGATTAATTGTTTTTGATATATAGTGGCATTTTGATAAAACTCGGAGGTCATTAACTCAAAAAATCTTGCTTTTGCTGTGAGTCCACCTTCTTCCAATGGGGCATTGTAATAACCAATAAACTCATTATATTGATCTGGTGTAAGTTCAATTTTTGTATTTTCTAAACTCATTACCCTGGACGGCATAGAAATAGTTGAGCCAATACTAACCAACTCTGAATCAACATAACTCATTTGCTCAGTTGAAATTCTAAGTGGTGTAAACATTTCATAGACCTTACCTTGCCCTGATTGCACAGGCTCTCCCCAAAGATTTAATCTTGGCGGTAAGTCATCATTGAAAAAAGGTATTCTGCTTTTGTATCTGTTTAAAGCCTCATAAAACCCTTTGACCCCAACAGGCAAATCCAAACCTTTTACTGTCACATCTGTTGCTGTTGGATCATTTATTCTTTCAATGCTGGCAATCAAACTACTTTGAAAACCAAGCGGTGAACCACCCACAAATGCAGTTGTTCCCTGTTTGGCTAAAGCATTTATAACTGCCTCTGCTCTGTCAATATCATCTCCATAAGAATCACCACCCATTATTGCTTTTGATATATCACTAATGCCTGTTAAGAATGGTTGTTCACTTAAAAAGTTAAACATCCCAGCTAAAGCACCATAAAAAACTTGTTGAGTTTTACTATCGTTTTCATTGTATCTAGCATAGTCTGCATAATCAGATGCCATAGCAAAAAAAGCAGACATAGGCTCAAAGCCAGAATAACTAATATATATTTTATTTTTGCCTTTACTTGCCAAACCACGTTTTTCTAACATTGCAAAAGTTTTCTTAGCCTCATCTGATAAGTTATCAGCTGAACCATCAAGAACAAATGAATATGGCCTCCACCCAGATCGAATTAATGCTTGTCTATCATTCTTTCTTCCAGCACCTCTTCCTGTCATAGTCACACCCATTAAACCATCTTGAGCAACCATAGCAAATGTGGCTAATAAAGATGAACCCATTGTAACTTTTGCCAAAGCTAAATCTCTTCTAACTCCTCCAGCTACTAAATCTGCTCTATATCTACTACTTACTAGAGGAGCAAAAGGGGTTCTTTCTAAAACTTGCATTGCTATATTTGATGGAGTTCTAAAAAAAGGCACAATAGTTTTTACAATTGGATTTCTAAATATTGATTGTTCCAAACTTTTTAAAAGGGGAGGCAGTTCATTAGTAAAAGTTGAAACTTTTGCCTCTTCCCTGGCTGCATCAGATAGTTCATCAGGAGGGTTTTTGTATAACTCTAAAGTTTCTTTTTGTGCAAGTGCTATTGCCTCATCCTCAGACAAACCATTTTTAATAGCGTTTCTAAAAGTGGCATTTGTTCTTCTTGAGATTAATCTATTTAATCCCATTCGATTCATTACACCTTTAAAAAACTCATCCTCTGATAACAATGCTCTGCCAGGTATTTGCACAGCTGTGCCATAAAGATCAATGCCTTTGCCAATCCATGTTCCCTCTGAAACATCTAAGCCTAAACCTCCAGAAATATTTTTAATATCTTCTGAAATATCTGGATTACCACGCAATTCTATTTTAGATAATGGGTCTGATGGATTGTTTGTTTTCCATGCTTTGCCAGCTAAATTAAATCCTTCAATAAAACTTAATTTAAGAGATTGGGCATCAGTTATAAACTCTCCCATTTCAACTAATTCATCTTGAGCCTCATCACTAAGTTTAGGTATTCTAATACCAAGAAATCGCTTATCAGATTTTATTATTTCTTTTCTTAGATTTAATTTATCTAATGCTTTTGAAAAACCAGCAGCAACTAATCTTTCTGGGCTTTGGTAAATTGCAAATAATGTATTACCAAAAATGTTTTTAGCGTGAGTTGTTGGAGCAGATAATAACCCATTAATCCATGTTGTTAGCCAGACATCAACAGTAGAATTAAACATAGTTTTTTCAAGCAAATTATTTTTTGCTGATCTGTCTTGTACTTTAATATATGATCTTGCTAAATCTTGCAATGAATTAGCACCGCCAGTTTCATCTAATATTTTTTGTACTGCATTAATATTTGATGTGTCACGTTTAACTCGCATTATTGCTAACGCTCTAGCAGTATTAGTTTGTATTCCCTTAACACCTTTTTGAATCAAACCATGCAATGTAATTTGTTGTCTTAGTTTTAACAAATCCATTTCAGTTGCTTGGCCTTGTGCTGCTTTCAACATTTGTGTATCTAGTTCTTTAGCAGACACCTCTAGTAATTGCATAGCACGATAAACTTGTACTGCATCACCCTTAAATTCTTTGCCACCTTCTACAACTCTGTTTATAAATTTTTCATCAATACCAAGTTCATTTGCTTTTTCTTTTATTTGATCGAATGGTACTTTCTTTTTTTTGATTCCCAAAGAATCTGAAAACCCACCTATAACAGCAGATATGTTTTCACCACTTAAATTGTTTTCATTGATAACATCAAAATTAAACTCTTGCTTTGGTGCTTTGCCTGTTACATTTTTTTCTGCTTTTCTTATATTTATTTTTTCAACTACATCATCAGCTATTTCTTTATCTGCCTCTGGAAATACTGTTGTATCTTGTGAGATTTTTTTTGATTCCAATACTGGTTCTTTTTTCTTTTCCATTATTGGTTTAACAGAGGCATCAGGTTTATTTTGTATTGTTTCTAAAGTTTCATCCTGACCTTGTTTTATAGCTTTACGAATTGCAGCTGCACCTTTACCTACACCAGCAACTTCAGTTCCTTCTGACATATCAAGACCCATATCATCTGGTGCTTGAATAATATCAGCAGTATCTACTTGAGAATCTGGCGGTTGTATTTCATCAACTATGTTATCTTCAATTGCCATTATTTACTGCCCTTGGTATCGTCTTTTGTTGTTTGTTCTTTTTCTTTTAATTTATCAAGTTGTTTTTGTAATTCTATTCTTTCGCTACTTAGTCTATCTACTGCTTTGCTATCCATTTTGTCTGATGCTTTAGATATTTTGACTCCCAATCCCTCAATGTTTTTTATTAACTCTTTTGTTTTTGTATCTTTTGCTAAAATTGTTTCTTGAACATTAGGATAAAGATTTCTTCCTTTTCTTCTTATTTTTTCACCATCTAAATATTGATCTGAATTTACACCTTCCCTTGAATCCAAAACAATAGTAAAAGTATGCTGCCCTTTTTCAGCACCATAAGATTCATTTTGTATAGTTCCACTAAAAGTTCTATCCCCCACATATTTTGGTTTTCTAAAACTACCCTCAAAAACAGGTTCTTTCCATTTAATCCATTGCCCTTGCACCAAATTCAACATAGAAGAATCTACATTTTTAAGAATCTTTCCTTTTGGTTTTGGTATAGTATCTATAACTTTTTTTGATTTTTTTTTGTTAGGCAAAAATGCACCTGGCTCAATAGAACCAGTTGGCCTTAAAACTGATTCATCTAAATTATCAATTACATTTTTTGTTGCTTTAACACCTTTGACTGCACCTTGAACTGCTAATTCTGTTGGCTTACCTAATGCACCAAATTCACCAATTGTTTCATATGGATTTTTTCCATCACCAACTTTTCCAATGTTTTGATCAAACCATTTTTTTACTTCTTCAGTTGTTGGGGCAAGTGTTTCCTCACTTATATCAGCACCCAAACTATTAGCAACAGTTCTAACTAATCCCTCAAGATCGCCAGGTAAACCGATTGTGCCTTGCGTTACACCTTTTACAGTTGCAGCACCAATATCTAAATATTCATCAGCAACATAGCCAACACTTTTTAAAATATCTTTTACTTCTGGAGGGTCTTGTATTTGTCGAGCAGCAGATTTTTCCATTTGAAATCGTGCTTTGCCACTTGCACCAGGAACAGCAGCTGGTACTTTCTTAACCATGTATTGTTGTTCAAAAGATGAGTAGTTCATTTTTGTTTATTAATTTCTAGCATTGTTAATATTTATTCCCTCTTTAATTAAAGATTTTCTTAATGTTTCATATTTACTATCAACCTCAGTTTTTAAAGTTCCATCTTTGTCGTATAAATTTGTATAAACATTATTTAAAAATTCAAATCTATTAAACTTTTCTTTTAATCTATTTATTTCAGATTTTTCAAAGTTAAATAAAACTCTTTTTGCTTTTTCAATTCTTTGTCTTGTAGTTGAACTATCCAACATTCCAATACTTATTCCCTCTGAAGTAATACCTAAAATTAAGTTTTCAATTTGTTTTTCTTCTTTTGCAACTTCACTACGCAACAGTTTAAAAAAACCTTGCATTTGTGTTGCATTTGCATCAATTAAAAATGCTTGTTTTTTTATTTCTTTTTGAGTTGTAAAAACTCCATCAATTATTTGTTTTTCTAATTGTTCTTTTTCAGATAAAGTTGCACCTTTAGGCAAAATATATTTTTCTATTTCTTTTCTTGTTACAAAAGAATTTCCATCATTAGTTTCTAGGTCTAACATTTTCTTTTTAATTTGATCTATTTTTTCTTGATCCATATAAGGATCATTTTCTGCCTTGTCTAATTCAACAATTAAATTTTCAAATTCTTCTTCTTTAACTTTTATATCTTTTTTAAGATCAGATTCTCTTCTTGCCTCTATATTTGTTATCTGATTTAAAAATTGATTTTCTATTTCTTTTCTATCTTTATTGCTAAGTTGTCCAAAAAGTTCTGACATAGAACCAGCATCAAGTTTTTTTAATTTTTCTAGTTTTTCAAAACTTGCCAGATTAGGATAAAAATCGTTGCTATTTATGTAATTTGCAATAGCATCTATTTTTACAGTTTTAATATCATTTTTTAATTTTTGACTTAAAACTTGTATTTGGCTTGGGTTTATATTTGCACTTGCAATTGCATTTAATTGTGACTGTTCCAAAGATTTTAAAATTTTAGGAGTGTTAGGATCATACTGTTTGATATTGTTATTTAATGTTGTTATTGCTTCTAATTTTGCGTTTTCTATACCCTTATTAACATCTCTTAATGCAAGTGCCTGGTTTCTTTGTATAGTTAAATTTATTGCTTTTTGATAAAGAGTATTTCCCAAACTTGCAGCACTTGCCCTAAATTTGATCGCCACTTCTGGATCAAGTTTTCCAACTGTTCCTGTATACCCATCAATAATCTCGTTTGCTTGTTGTAAAACTTTGTCGTAACTTAAATCACCTGATTCGATTCCAGGTAACATTTTTAACATTTCAGTTTTAGCTTGAGTTAACAATTGATTTGATACTTGGCTTGCTCTAAGTTTTTTGAGAATCTTACCTCGCACAGTAAAATCATTACCCTCCAAATCCGAAACATCACCTGTATCAGCAATAACTTTTAATTGCTCTTGGGTAACAGGATTTTCAGCTGAGTATTTTAATGCCTCATTTTCAATATAACTTGTTGCAATTGGGTCTAGCATTTTTGCTAATCTATTTTTTACATTAGCCCTGGTTGTTTCAAGTTGTGCTGCTGCTTGCATACCAGCAAACTGAGTTGGCCTGACATTAGTTGCCCTTGCTGGACTTAATCCAACATTATCAAATAATGATTGTTGAGTGTATCTTGCTTGTGCCATTTTCGAATTTTAAGTTAAGGTCTAAATGCGTCAACGATTGAATCAGCTTTTGTAAGAAAGTTTGTACCAGTTTCAAGTAATGTTTGGTCTGCAAGTAAACCGCCAGATTCTTTAGCAAATCTACCAGCAGTTCTAAATTGTTGTGCTTGCATTTTGGCAGCAGATTTATCATATAAACCTTGCCTAATTGCACTTAAATACATTGCACTTGCATCTTCAAATCCCATTACTTTAGCGTTAAGTGCGTTGTAATCTAAAAGAGTTAAATCAAACATTGCCTCATCAACATTAGATTGTTGTAAACCAGCAATCGATCCACTTCCAAGGCTTACTCCATTAGCAGCTGCTCTTGCTCTAATTGCAGCATTGCTTGCCCTCATATTTTTTAAAACACGATTGCCTTGAATCATATAATTTCTTGCTTGAATTTTAGATTGTATTAAACGTCTACCAGCTTGAATCGTTCCAATTTTTTCTGTTTGCTCTGATCTAATATCTGCAAGTGCTAAAGTGTCAATTGCTTTTAATTCATACAACCCAGATTGATATATACCAGCAGCTTTTTGTGATCCAGCAGCTGCAATTCCACTACCTAATTGTAAAAATGGTGAGGCTGCACCAGCCACTTGTCCAACTGTGTTAAATATCTGATCTAAAGTAGCCATTTATGTTCCTTGATTGACCGCAACTTTGTATTCCAAACCTAGCAAAGTCATTTTTAGTGGAAGGTCTTGAGTGACTGTAACCTTGGCATCCCTGGAATAACCTAAAATTCCATCTACTCTTTTTGTGCCAGTAAATGTTGGTACAGCCAAATCAAAAAGTGGATTATCTAATTGTCTAAATGAAATTGTTTGATTGTTAATTTTTAAATGCTGAGTATTATCTACAATCGCATTTACTTGTAACACTCGTTTTTTATAGCCAGTTCGAGTACCAGTTGTTAATTTGATTTCTACTGGCATGGTACTAATCTTTGGAGTAAATGCTAAACCTACTTCATATCTACCAGTAGATGCTCTGTCAAAAGTTACTGACCCACCCACAACAGTTTCATTACTTTGCGGAATACCATCTGTAATAACATTTACTGTTTCAGCGGTATGCGGTAATCCAGTTACACTCGCAGTTGCAGCAGACGCCATAAATGAACAATCAGTAAATGAATTGTCATTAAACTCTTCAATAAAAAATTTATTAGTAGAATTAAATGTTCTTTTGGTTGCAACATAAATATCTTGCACATCACAGTTGACATCTAAAAATTCACCATTCGTTTCATAGTGACTTGGAGCAACTACATTTTGACTACGCATTATAGAAAAGACTGCAAGTGATCCATCTTCTTCATTACTAATTAAAAGTAAATCACCCTCATCAGTTGATGTTGCTCGTCTTAATGCCATTCTTTTTGGACTCTTTAATAAATGGCCAGAAAGTAAACTAACTTTTGAAGTTATATAGGTTAGTTGCTGGTCACTAAATAAAAACTCATTTAAACTTTTACCTTGTCTTTGAACAAATACAGTTCCAGATTCTAAAGGTATTGCTTTTGTTCCAGGTTTACTTCCATGCCTTGAAACATTTTTAAAAATCATAGTGAGTGGGGTGATCGGATTAGTGGATGATTGAGGAACAAAATGTTCACCACCAGTTGTAAATATTTGCAGATCACGCCCAGACATAATATCAACAATAGAATTTAATTGGTTTGTATCTAATGTTGCCTCAACTGCATCATCATCTAATAATTCAGTTGGTTTGAAATCAAAGAACAATCCTACCTTTGATCCCCAAATTGTTGACGGCCTAGATTTACTTCCACCAAAATATAATCTGCCTTCGTGAAAAATTACTGACTTTGGAAACCCTCTTGATACAGACCAAACATTTTCATATCCTTGTTCTAAATCCCAATTGCCAGCTGTAATAGTTGACGTATCAAAGAATGGATATTCAGTTACTGCTTTTACTTCCTTGGCAGAAACAAATTGTAAAATTCTTGCCCTTCCTTGCGGTTCTGCATTTACATATTGATTTACATGAGAAGTTGCAAACGCAGATGCACTAGAAGTAATCTGTATTTTGCCACTTACAATTGAAGGGGTAATATCAACAGTTGGATTTGAAACACTTAATGAATAAGCATATAAAGGCACAGAATCAAATGTTACTGAACTTATTGTCCAGGTTGCGTCATTTCCACCTCTAAGTAATTTTAGTGGTGACAAATCCTCATGGGTAATTATCATTGTGTCTGCTGATTGAACATAATTCATTGTGTTCAACATTGCAGCAGTAATAGTAGTGCTTAAAAAATCATTACCAGACCCATTAATATTTGTAATTTGTGTACCATCTTTTATTACTGACATTCTCTCGTGAGTAAAAACGAGCATATACGAATCATCAACACTAAATTCAAAAGGCACTAATCGAACACCATTAGCAGCAGATGCCGAACCTGAATCAGGCAACTCCATAATATGTTCTAAACCTGGCCTTCTTCTTAAACCACCTTGAGGTTGTATAACTACATTTGTTGCCTCCGATAATGCGTTTTCATATGCTGCCACATCAACTCTTGCTCTAAGGAGTGGATCAAGTTCTCCTGTCGTAAAATTGGTTTGCATATCAATGAAACGTGACATTTAAAACCTCGCATTTACTAAAGCAAAATCCTCAATTGTCTGACTTGGATTTCCTTGAGCATCCATTTGCATAGCTTGTCTTGTAAAACCACCTCTGCCATTTTCACCTGGAGTTCCACTTGCTACAATCTGCCAATAAGTAGATTTGTTTTCTTGCTCTGTAATTGGAAAAGCAAAATGCCAGGCACACATATATTTTAATAACTGAACAAAATATTCTGGCATAGCAAACTCTTCAGTTCTGAATGGATAATCAACAAAAATTGTTTCTTCATTTGTAAGCAATAAACTTCCTTGCATTTCAAAATCTTTAAATGAAGTTGGATTGATTTGGTTGGTTGTAAAAACTTGTCTTGGATTACCTAGTCGATCACCAGGCATTTGAAATTGATATCGCCACTCAGAAGTTGGAGTGGTCAGAAGTCTTGCTAATTGTATTTTTTTAAATGCAAAACTCCAAGGAAACATCATTAATGTTGTATCTCGAATATCTGGATACAAACGATCTGCAATATTTGACTCGTCTGTCCCCTCCGTAAATGACGAAATGCTCTTCGCACCTAAGAGCAAAAGAGCATCCGAACAAATCGTTACAGCTGTATCACCAGCAGCCATAATTTTCCTAAATAAATTGCTGACACCTATTTCTAGATGCCAGCGTGTTTACAAAAATTTAGTCGGTATCAGTTAAACTAATTGTTGTTCCATCAACCAAATCGACTACACCAGCACTGACTTCTGTAACAACATGAATTGTGCCTCTAGCCGATCCACCTGTATCACAAAACGAATAAACCAAATCACCAACTGTAAACACTTCATTTGCTGAATTAAAATATCCAGCTGTATTTAAAGTTGCTGCGGTATCAGTTGTTTTGTAAGTGTGGATTGCTGGTGCGTTGCCTTTCTTGCTGGCAGCAGCATTATTTAAACCATCTTTATCAAATGCCATGATTATGACTCCCTACAAGTAATTTTTACAATGCCGTCAGCATCAATTGCTTTTGCCCCAGCCGAAAACATACTTGCAACCAAGAAAGATGTTTTTTCTGGAACGTAATCAATTTTTGTTTGAACAGGCAATCCTTCAGCTAGACCGACAGAATTTTTTTGCCATACAAAGCAATCTCTATCGCTACTGCCATCTATGGGTAAACCGCCTTCATCTCTGTCACCTAAGACATAAAAATTAAATCCTAAGAAAGTATTTACCTCACCAGAAACAAGAGCCTTTACAGTATTGAAATCGCTCGAAGTGACTGAAGTTTCTGAAAGCAAACTAGCCAATGAATTTGCATGAATTGCAATGTGCCTATCAGTTGGAGGTACATTTTTTGCATCCAGTTGCTGTTTAGCATTTCTTAACTTTGCTACGTTCAAATTGGTAGCAGAACCACCAATAGAATTTGCAACAGTTAAAGATGTGCCTGAGTTAATTAACGCATCAAGAATTTCTTGATCGTGCCTTCTTCCGATTGCATTTGAAAGCACTTGTACTAATTCTCTTCTCTCATCAAAATTTACTTTTTGACTTGAAAAAATATCAGAATATTCTGCTGCAATATAATCTTTTAAGGTTGCGGTTACCTGAGAATATGTAACATTCAAAGGAACAACGTCAGTTTGCGGAATACGAGTTTGTGCAACCCCTTTTCCAATTTTTGGGAATTTGTAAGTGCTGCCCTCAACACCACTTTGGGTGCGAACACAACCTTGCAAAGTCATTGAGCCTTGGTAGGCTTGATGCACTTCGGTAGAAAATAGTTCTACAAATGCACTTGATAATCCTAAAGCCATTTTAGAATCTCCACTAGGTTATTAAAATTAAATTTTTTTTTCGCTAGTGTTCCAGAAGATTCTGGGCTTGCTTGCAGTTGAGGTTTGCCAGCCTCAGGGGCGAATTATAAAGCCTCGCTATTCCTTATATCACCAAATTTAAACCAAACTTATACAAATTGCAATAGCTACTTTTGGTAATTATTTAAAAAGAAAGAGGGTGACCAACCCTCTTAAAAGGAAAAATTAGTTATATCTTTGAGTAAATAATTTTTCAACTTTAATACGATAGCCTGGGTCTGTATTGTATTTTGGGTCGGCCACCATTGCTTTTAATTCTTCATCACTTGGCATACCTTCCAATGGTTGAGATTCAATTGGGATTCTGCCTTCATAAGATTCTCTAAGTTTCATCAATGCTTTTAAACCTTTGGCAGTACCACCCATAACTTTAAATTCTTCAAAATCATCAGCTGACCAAATACCCTTATCGACAAAACCTCTTGCCCAGGTAACCATTGATTCAATGTGTTGATTTGCGTTCTTGCCTAACAATTCTTTTTCTGCATCAACATCAATGGATTGTGCTTGTTGGTCTGGTGCTAACTCTGCAAGTTTTACTCCAAGGTCAGTAACTAAATTATCAAACTGGTTTTGAGATAAATTATTATCTTTTGCAAAATTTAATAAAATATCTTTTGCTGGGTTGCCATCAACGTCATCACCTAAAGTTTCTAAAGAATATTTTTCTGGAACTTTGTGTTTTCCCTGAGAAATAATTTTTCTCATGTCATTGTACGACTTTGACATTTGTTCGATCATCGGTTCTTGCTTTTTTTCATCCCAGAATTGTTTAGGAAAATAATCTGGAACTTCCATTTTCTCAGGCTCTTCAGCACCCTCTAAATGTGATATTTGAGTTTCATTGTTTTCTGGTTCTTTTTCAACAACCGCCTGTTCGCTATCAAGTAGTCCAGTAGTTTCTTCACTACTAGGCTCAACAGTTTCTTCTTCAGCCATTCAATGCTCTCCCTATTCGTAATTTAAGTTCTCGTACCAAATCTTTTTTACCTTCCAAAAAATATCCAGTTGAATGATCTGCACCTGGAATAAAAGAAGGGGAGTTGATTGTTCTATCAACCAACCAATCCATTAATTTTTTTCCTTCAGCAGTTCCAAAAACTCTCAAACATAATTTATCTATTTCTGGAATATCAGCAACTGTTGATTTTTCTATGTTGTCTATATCATCCCAACCAGCCATTAATTCATCCCTTCTGGAGGTACATCACCAGCCATTTGTTGCTGCTGTTGTGCTTGCATCATAACCGCCATTTGTTCAGCTTTCGCACGCTCTTCAATCATTACTGCTCTTTCTGCCGCATCATGTCGAACCTCACTTGGAACTCCTAACTTATCTCCAAGGTAATCAACTAACGCAGATTTATTAATTGCATATTCACCTTCTGCCCCCATAGGTTGGGTAAGCTGGATAAATTGAACAATAGAATTTATTTCTTCCATGTTTTGTGCCATAGCAAGTGGACTACTAGGCGAAACTTTTACCTCCAGACCATTTACTTGTAATGGTAAGTTAATCATTCCACGCTCATCCATAACCGCTAAAGTTTTATCAACAATAGGAATCATAGTTTCATTTATCAATCGGCCAAAAGCACTTCCTAAATTTTGAGAAAGTTCTTTCATCCGTTCTACAATTTCTGTTGCTGATCTTGCAGACATATTATCTGGCGGTAAACTCTCATCCAATAAAATCTGCTTAATAGACATTCGTAAATCATTAATAATTAATTGGCTTACATTAAAATCACCAGCCCTAGGAAGTGGCCTTAAACTTTCACCTTGCGATCCACCATTTCTTGCAACAGGAATAATTGCCCCTGGCACAATTTTTACTGTGTGAGGATTTAGGACACCATCATCTTGTGCTGTAAAAACAGGCATCACAGAAAGAGTTGCATTTTTTAACAACAATTCTTTTGTTTTGTTTAAAGTTTTTATGTCTGGCAATGCCGTTAAAAGTAAACCTCTGCCATAAATCTCGCCAGCAACTTTCATGTAACGTGAAATTACAAATGGTGAGTTATTCATTCTTCTATAAACAATTTCTTCTTTTGAATGTTTATCAATCACGTGATAACACCAGTCACCTTGCTCATAATCTTTTATTGTTGCCTCGATTAAATCAACTTCATCTGTTGGTTTGTTTTTAATTCGAGTTGCAACTGATTCAGGCAGTTTAGCATCAGGCCATTGCTGGGTAATTGCCTCACCCTTCATTCTCATTTTTCTATAAACTTTATCTATTTCGCCATTTGCACCTTCTTCAAAACTAACCAAGAAAAGTGGGATTGGAATAAAATTTATTGGTGAGGTTTCATTGCCTGGTTGAATCATCATCACAGCTGTACCAACCGATAAATCTAGTAAAAATTCACCCATTGCAATATCAAAGTTTGAGTTTTTCAACACAGAAAACATTGTGTCTGTGTATTGATCCAAAACACTTTGTACTTCTGCTTGTTGCTCAAAAGGGATTTGATTGCCAGGCTCTAATCTACACCACCTTCTTTGTGGAGGAAAAACGCCACTCTGCATCCTATTTGCAAATCTAGAAGTAGAATGGATTGCTGTTGAATCAAAAACTCTTGTCATTTTCTTTTGACCCTGACTTGAACCCTCGTAATATCCATACAACTGCCTTTGAGGAATTGCAAACTCGTAAGCATCAGAATATAAATCTTCCCAGATATCTTTTTTTCTTTGTGCTAATTCAAATCTGGTAATCACTTGTTGCGTAGTTAAACGCTTGCCTTTGATATTCATGCTTTCCTCAGTTTATATTTTTCAAGCAAATTTCTACCTTTTGCAGCAAGTCTTGAGGCTGCTTGTCTATTTGTTGGTGCTGGTTCTCCCCAAGCCCTAGCAGCTAATGCAAGCCTTGTAGGTTTTCCTTTTTTATCTTTAAAACCGCCACTAGGATTTGTATAAAACCTAGTTAAAAAAGAACCTTTCCTTCTCATTTTTTCTGGAGTATCTGCTGCACCTTTTACCCCAGGTTTTAAATCTGCCCCTTCAGTTTTTTTAAAATGCCGTCTACCTCTGGCAGTCAATCCACCTTTGGGGTCTTTGATTGGTTGCATTAATATTTTTTCTTTTTCTTTTTCATTGCAGTTTTAGCAGCTGCTACAAAATCTGATTTCTTTGGCGAACCAGCACTACCAACTTTTCTCATTTTCTCGCCACTACCAGCAGCAATGCGTTTTCTTTTTTTGTGGATGTTTTCGTATAAACCTGGCATCACATTCCCTCCATAGAGTTAATTAAATTTCTTTGATTTCTTTTTAAAGTTTTATTAGCAATGTCTTTTTCGTCATTCATTATTTGATGTATCTCTTCTGACCTTTTATTTAACTCTGTTCCTGAGTTATAAACTGGAAAAAAGTTTGTGTTTATTTCTGATCTCCAATAGTTTCTGAGATAATCTTCATTTACTGTTCCATCTGAATATTTGGGAACAAACATATTTCCATCTTTGCCCTCAACATAACCTGGAACACTTACAAATTTTCCAGTTTCTTTTCCATCATCATCCAAAATAGAAATGCCAACGGCATATACTGTCATTGGCCTACCTTGTTCATCTGTTCCAACTTTTTTATCTTTTATTGTTTGCCTGTGATAATTCACAATATTTTTTTCTTGGCTTGTCAATTTTAAATTTTTCACGCATTTTCACCTGATAAAATTGGACGTCCTCTTAAAGTTCTTGCCCTTACCATTGCAGTTTTTCTTCTGCCTGTTCTTTTTAAAATCTCATTTGTTTCAGACTCTAAGAGTTCTTGTTGCCTGGCCACACTTGCTTGAGCCTCCAAAGTATTTGCCTCCATCTTTGCAAGCTCTGCATCTTGATCTTCTTGCATTTTTGCAAAACGTATTCTGAAATTTTCATCTTCTTCTTCTCTTTTTCTTTTTATTTTTTCAATTTCTAAATTTTCTTGATCTATTAAATTTTGTAAGTTTTTTAATGGTTGATCTGCCAGTTCTTCAAATCTTGCTTTGTCAAAAACTGGAGTTGTTGCAGTCAACTCTGGCTCTGGGGCTAAACCAATAATTGTTCCATCTGAAAAACCAAATGTTCCATCTGAAAATTCAACACCTTGCTTTGTATTAAATTGAGGTGTTTCATATGTCATGCCAGTAATTGGGTCACGATAAACTTTTCTTTGTCTGCCTCGAAAACCATAACCAGATTGACCAGTTGTATCCGATATTAATTCTGCTTGTCTAACATCACCAGTTCGTGCATATGTTCCAAATCCTTGATCAAATTGAGAAACAAAATTATCTTTAAATCTAGTGCCTGGTAATGGCCTCATACCATAACTTGTATTAAAATTAGATGGACTCAAACGCAAACCACCCATATAAAAACTACCAATATAATCATCATATTCGCCAGAATATAATTCATACGCATCATCAAAAGCATCAACAGATTTTTGAAAATCCTGATAATATTCGAGTGCAGTTTTAGCCATTTAACTTGAACCTAAAGTAGTTTGTAATCCACTCAATCCTATTTCTGGATTAAGCCTGGTTTGAGATAACAAACCTCGTTTACCACCTCTTCTTCGTCTAGCTTTTGCCATTGCAGAATCTTTTTCACCTTGCTCTCTACGCTGATCTTCTATTTCTTTTTGAATAGCAGCCTCTCGTTTTTGAGCATCTGCACGATCTTGCTCATATCTTTTTGATTCTTCTTGGAGTGCTTGTTGGCTTTGAGTAAATTGATCTCTTTGTACGTCAACCATTTTGTTATACGAATCAATTTGAGCCTGTCTTTGTACACTTGCTTTTTCTTGATCTTGCGTCAAAAGAGTTAATCTTTTTTGGCTATCTGCCAAAGTATCCTCAAAATAACCAGATTGATCTTTTCTGGTTTTTATAGCATTATCCAATGCTTCTCTTGCAGTTTTATTTGCCTGATCAGTTGCGGCTCGCTGTTGCTTTCTGGCTTTTGATGCTTGTTTACCAGCATAAAACGCACTAAAAACAGTTGCAATTGCTGGGAGCAATATATTTAACATTTTTTTCCTCCTACAAAAAATGCTACTTTACGAAACTTGCTTTCACAAGCAAGGTGATATCGCTAAAGAGAAAAAACATCAAAATCATGTACAGCGTTTGGACGATTTGATCTTGAAAAAGAATCACCAAATCTGGCTCTTCCAGTTGTCATTCGTTTGTGTTCACCACCGCCAGTTAATAAATATCCATACGCATCACCAATGTGTGAAGATTCATTTTTATTTGGCATATCTTTAAATCGTTCTTGCCCAGCACCAATGTTTACACGTTTAAAATGATACCCACCGCTTAATGCTTTTCGCAGTTGCTTACAATCAACATTAACCATTAGCCCTGGTTTACCTTTTATCAATCGCAACATTGGAGCAGCACCAGCTTCTCGTCTAACTTTAAAATTATTACTTGGTGCTGGTTGTGCGTTTAAACCAATGGTTCGTAAATGGTCAAATGCAGTTACCTCATAGATTTGATCTCTTGCCATACCAGCTGGGTCACCATAAATTTTAATTTCTGATTTAGGAAAACGCATATTTAATTCTGTTAAAAGCTGATTACAAAATCTTTCTAAACCCATATCAAAGCTAACAATCTCATGCAAAATTACCCAAACACCTGATAAATGTTTTTGCCCAATAACAGCTGCTGGAGTTAAACCAAAATCAAGACCAATAATTAATGGCAAAGAATCTTGATATTCAACAACCCCTGACATGACCTGATCGTTATATTCTTCCCAAACACTTTTGCCTTCTTTAACAAATGTGTATTGGCCAGCAGCGTAACATTGTATCCAATCCAAGTTTTTACCTGGGAGCATTTGCTGATAATAACCAGCTGGTAAATTGTTTAGATTTTCTGCTTTGCTGTTTACCTTCCACCATTTCCCAGCAGCAAATGTATGATCATTCGCCTCTGGATTCTCAGGCAATTTATCTGGTGAAACTTCAATTACTCCTGGTGGTTGCTTAAAAAACTTCCATGCGTGTTTGCCTCGCATATCGGTTTGTTCAGCCATCAAATGGTACCAATGGTCACTATCCATTGGGTTTGTGTCCATCCACAACCCATGCCACGTTGCACCACCATCTCGTTTTGTGGGGTATCTTCCAACCCTGTGTGTGATTCCATCAATTACTGCTTTTGGTAATTCTCTTGCCTCACTAACAAATGAAGTTGTCAATTCCAGGGAAAGCAATTTACGAATATCCCTTGGAGTATCCAGGGCAATAAACATAACTTCCAAATCAATCCCACTTGCACCTTCTCTTGCTGGCAAACGAATGTGATGCGTGATAGGGGGTGTCCAATTCATTGCACCAAACACGTTCTCAGGAAATAACTCCAACCACGTTTTTATGGTTGTAGTCTTTAGCATTGGGTAAGAGTTTCTGACAATGGCACATCTTGAATACCTGATACCATCAACAGGACTTGGTTTTTGTTGTACTGCCCTCATCATAACTTCGGCACAACAGGCATAAGTTTTACCACTACCAACAGCACCCATAATCCCTCTGACAAAAGCATTGCTTTGTAAGAATTTATAAACTGTGGGTGATCTACTAAAATCTAGATTTAAACCACTTTCATCAATTTTTTTACTTGTCTTTTGTTTTGTTCTGGGCATCAATTAACCTTTCCAAATACCATTTGGCCTTTAATAAATCTTGTTGCGGATTGTTGTGTTTAAAGGGAAACCGCCATAGATATTTGATAATATTTGCTACACAAATAGCATCGAAACCTTGCATTTCTTTTGTACAGCTTTCTATGGCATCTATACATTCAACCTTGCCTTTTTTGTAATGCTTGGGGTTTATTTTCTCTTTCATAGCATCCCTTACAACTCCAACTACCTTTAATTCTTCCACCAAATAGATTTACAGTTTTAAACAAATTACAAAACTTGCAATACATCCTAAGTGTCATGTGGTGCTTTTACATTTATCCCAATTACTGCTGGTTTATCTTCATCCTCTGGCCTATCCAATAAACCAGATGCCTTTGCTAAAATCCGCAACACTCCCACCTTGTCGTAAAGTTCAACTTCCAATTCACCCTTGGTATTCACCTTTATGCTTTTTAGGGCTGATAATGCAGATTTGGGAATATCCTCAACACTTTTCACCTTCACACTTCCCTTATCATCCCACTCAACAATATCGGTAAGTCGAGTAGATGCCATACTCAATAACTCATACGCAACTGCCTCTCTGTTGGCAGTTAAGGTGTCTGATCTCTTTAACTTTCCCTGGAGTGTTCTAACACCACCCCAATTTTTTAATGGGCTCGGTTTAGGCATTAGAAGGGAATATCATCTTTTAAATCTTTAAAACCTTCTGGCTGGCTAAAGGTATCAACATTTGGTCTGGCTGCCTGATTATCTGGAGGACACTCTTTGCCAATCTTAACCTTCACCATCTCGTTACCATTTTTACTGATGTACTTAGGCCAAACATCCAAATAATACGTTTTGCCATCAGGTAAAAGAATTTTGCCCTTGTGAGTGGCTTGCCATTCTTCTTTCTTAAATTTATTTGGCTGGGGGTAAGACTCACCAACCTTAGGTTCATATGCCATAGCTGACTCCAAAAAGTGAAGAAAAATTGTGTGATGCACCCCTACCGCTAGTGGCAGGGTGGGGGGGCAAGGGGTCGATATTTGTGGTCATAGCGGTCTGTCTAAC